AAATTCTTAATAGCATTGATATCTCCTTTTGGTTGTTCTTCTACTTTAACTTGTGCAACATATTCAGTTTTGTATCTACTGCCGTCTGGAATCTCTGATGGATTGTCACTCCAATATTGAGCTGCCTCCGCACCGATAAAACCTCGTACAGGGCAAGGAGTCCCGGCATCGGTCATTGAATCCCAGACACGTGGATCTTGACAAAGGATAGATACGGCCGACACTTTCATGCCAAAAGCGAATTGGGTCTTAGATAATTTTAAAAGCTGACACAGCTCGTCGTCGATTAAAACGCCTGTAGCTAGACCTAACACATTATTTTGTACACTTCCGCCAACACCAACCTTACATATATCTGAATTTGAGTTTGGAATTACAGGTGCATTTGCTGTTGGTGGTGTGTTGTTTACTACCGTACTTGAAACGGTATTGGTCTCAGCATATGAATTTTTTTGAGATGATGTTAATCCTATGCAGAGCACAGTTAGGTATACAAAAAATAAAAATTTAAAATCTCTCACTATCTAACATCTCCAACGTTTACGAGCCTGTCTTAACCTTGAGTTTGGATCTTTTGCTGCTTTAGGAAACTTTTTCATTTGTCCTGCGCTTCTAGCACAAAACGATTTTCTTCTTTTAGCAGCTTTACTACCTGGTTTGACTTTGCCTGTGACTGCTGTTTTTAATTTAGAACCAGGATTCTCTGCTCTGTAACGAGCAACTCCTGCTTTGGTCATTCCCGCCCCACTTTTGGTGGAGCGGAAATACTTTTTAGTTTTTGGTGGTTGCTTATCTGCCATTACCCATCAAAGAAAATTGTAGCACTGTCGTAACCAGCACTAATGTCGATAAATGCACCGTTTCTAAAGAGGATACCTTCATCAGGGATGTAAGGATCTACTTGTCCTGCGGCAGCGGGAGTATCAATCTCTAACAACTTAGAACCAGTTTGTGAACCGTCTCTAATTATTAAAGCACCAGCAGTTGAACTACTAACTCCATGCAACCCTCTAACTCTAGTGGCGCCTGCGAATACAATACCTTGCGTGCCTGAAGTTGCAGTAAATCCTGCAGAGGTATTTGTTCCAACTGCACCATTCGTTGCAATCTGTGTTACTGTCAAAAACTTTTGAGTAGTAGTCACAGTTCCGGCATTAGGACCAGCAATAGTTTGGTTTACAGTTGCTCCACTAGCATCAGTGCCAGTTATAGTAAAGTTTGTTCCTGAGATGTTACCACCTGAAGTAAGAGTCACGGTGGTATCCATATTAGAACCGTCACTTACAGATGTTCCTGTCAAGTTCATATTCCCGGCTCCGCCTAAAGTTTGAAGTGCTGCAATAGCTGCAGTGTCTGCAGAAACAGCCTTAAACAGTTTTGATTTAATGCTTGTTACTGACATGATTTACTCCTTACGCAGGTCCGTCAGGGTATGTTACATCTCTATCTTGAGCACCCATCATGTAATCTAAGGTTGTTACCTTCTGACCTGTAGCATCACCTGATACACTCATAGCAGCTAACTTCATGTTTGCTGTTGGAACATTAGTTTTACTTGTCCCTGCAAATTTTCTATTGATATAAAAATCAACTTTGTCATCGGAAGAAGTAGCACCTTTTGTTGCAACAAAACCTAAAGTTACGTAAGTATCATTAGTTAAAGTTGATAAGGTTGTATCTGAAAATGTGACAGTATTTCGTGTGCCACTTGCTTCAGTAATACCTGCGATAACCGCACTACCATCAGTTAGTAAGAAACCAATGATGTTAGCAGAAAGTAAAGCAGCCTCAGGGTTGGTTGTAAATGTTTCTGTTAATCCAACAAGAACATCCATCTGATCGACATCAGATGCTTTAACTCTTGTTTCATAATACAACTTATTGCCCGCTGTTGAAGGTAAAGAATAAAATTCTTGTTTACCTTGAATTGAAGCGCCGTCATTGTCTGTTGTGTTTGCTGAAGTTAAGTTGAGTTCACCAGATCTAGCATCTGCAACGATAGCTGCGGCTGCTCCTGAATCTTTTACGATTGTCCATCTTAGTGTCTCGTCAATTGCTCCATGATCGTAATCATCGAACTGAATGAATTGATCATTCCATCTGGCAATATTTAAATTTTCTAGTGCAGGTCTCTGCGCTGAAAATAATATTGGCCCTTTAAAGTGTGTAGCCATAATAAACCTCCTTGGTTGTATAGACCATCCGTTATGCAGTCTCTATACCGTCTGCTAGCCCAGTGTGCATAACTATTAACTGCTAGAATTTCAATATGGCATAAAAAAAGGGCGGAGTCAAAGACAACCGCCCTTATGAATTAATCCGAAAGGATTTAAATATTATGCACCAGATGTACCAAATACACAACGTGGATCTGAGAAACCAAATGAGTATCTCTCTCTTGCTTTGTATCTGATATTACCTGTATCAAAATCACCTTCCATCACTGTCTTTAATGGTGTTCTGGTAAAGTGTTTGAAGCCGTTAGGGGCATCAGTTTTGATAAAGAAAGCATCTGCATCAGTTAGATAGTGGTTTACCACATAACCCTGTGGAATCACTCCCATGTTTCTGATGGCATTGATGTCATTATCTGCTGTGCCAGTTCTTAATGTTGACTCCATTAATCGGTTAGCTGTGAACTGTAGCTGTCTTGGTACAATAAGTTTCATACCTTGAATAGCTGTTCTTAAGCCTCTCTCATCTCTGAAATCAGCGATG